GCCGTGCTAAGTACAACGCGGCAACAGGAAGTAATTTGAAAGCCCCCCAGCCCAAGGGCGGCGCGCGCAAGAAGTCTTTTTGCGCTCGGATGTCCGGTATGCCGGGGCCAATGAAAGATGAAAAAGGCAAGCCTACCCGTAAGGCGGCGGCCCTAGCAAGATGGAAATGCTAATGGACATTAATTTGATCTGGTCTGCCGTTTTATCCGCCGCAATTGGCGGACTGTGGTTCTTCATTCGTGAAAAATTTGACGAGCTCAAACGGCTAGACATCCTATTAAACAAAACACGCGAGGAGGTAGCACGTGATTACGTTACTCAAGCAGAAGTTCAAAGAATTACTGACCACATTGACCAGCGCTTCAATCGCCTTGAAGCAAAAATTGACCAACTTATTCAACAAGCAAAGTAAGGAGTAGTAATGGCAACATCTAAATTAAAAATGGTCATGAAGGGCGGCAAAAAAGTGCCGGCTTTTGCGGCCGACGGAATAGGTAAGATGAAAAAGGGCGGCGCGGCAGGCATGCACAAGATGCCGGACGGCAAGATGATGAAAGATTCTGCTATGGGCGACAAAATGGGTCGTGCTGTAGGACGTAAAACGGCCGACGTCAAGGGCCGTGCAATGAAAAAGGGGAAATAACATGGCTGGACGTGGAATGGGTGCCGCTACGCGCGGCGGTGGTGCTGTTGAGAGCGGCCCAAAAAACAAGATGGTCTCTGAAACGAGCACCTCTACTGGTATTCCTATGATGGCTAAAGGTGGCATGGCCAACAAGGGCAACACCAATGAACACAAGCGCATGGCAATGGGCAAGCCCATTGGCAAGATGGGCGGTGGCATGATGTCCAAAGGCTATGCGGCCGGAGGCATGATGTCCAAGGGCTATGCTGCGGGCGGTGTAGCTATGAAGAAAAAAGGAAGCGCCAGCGGTGGAAAAGGGCGTTAATGTCGTATCTCATTAGCAACATCCCGTACTTTAAGTGTTGGGTGAGGCGTGAGTTTACGAACATGCACCAGGGATACCACGGGGAGTATCTGCATGCTTTAGCTGTAGCGGTGACCACCATGCCGGACCGTTGTTTAAGTTTTCAGCTTGTTTTTACGGGCTGTGAGAGTGACAATGATGGTTCTGAGAATGTGCATGGAGGAGCTATGTGGGCAAGGATGCCTATTACAGCTTTAGTGGGGGATATTCCTTTGAAAGAGTGGCCTGAAAGAATGCCTACTCCTTTAGTGCAACCTTGGGATTGTCCTTCGCATCATCATACTGTTATCAAGTTTGAGCGCACTAGTCCTAGTCCCTGGCTATGTAAGATAGACGGAGAGTTTCACACTGGTCGTTACTTGTTTACGGTAGATTATTCGGAAAGTGAAGTTGCCGATTGTCCTGCTCAACACAAACAAAGCCACGTGTTGATTTTGACTGATGCTGGAAAGTGGACGGGGAACATTGTGGCTTTGCCGAATAATCGTGTTAGAGCGACAAGTCCTGCGTTTTGGCAAACGGGCAAAGGTGCTCCTGATTTCAAGCCTAGTCAATGGATTCATTGTGCGGAACAAGATGATACATATATGAATCCAGAAGTAACTTTTAATAACTTATACAAAGAATGACAACTTCCGGTACAACTATTTTTGATCTGTCGATTGACGACTTAATTGAGGAATCATTTGAGCGCTGCGGGATACGTGGCACAAATGGCTACCAGTTAAAGTCTGCGCGTCGCTCTTTGAATTTGTTGTTTCTGGATTGGGCAAACAGGGGACTTAATCTTTGGACCATTGAGCAGGCTACGTATGCATTGGTTCAGGGCAACAATGAGATATCGTTGGCTACAGATACCGTTAACGTTTTGTCTGCTGTTATACGAGACCCTTCTCAGGGCATCTCGACGGATATCACGATTGATCGCATCAGCCGCTCTGAGTATTTGAATATTCCGGATAAGACATCTCAAGCGCGTCCTGCTCAGTACTATGTACAGAGAACGAACGTGCCAAAGGTGTTTTTCTACCCTGCGGCGAATCAAAACTACACTTTTGTCTATTACAGAATTCGTCGTATAGAAGATGCTGGTGCATATACCAACACGGCGGACGTTAACTTTAGATTTTTGCCATGTCTGACTTCAGGACTGGCGTACTACCTCTCTCTCAAGTACTCACCTGAGCGCACGGGCGCATTGAAGGCAATGTATGAAGAGGACTTTCTTCGCGCTGCGATGGAGGACAGGGACACGGCCAGTGTTAATTTTGTTCCTGATGTGGGGTATTAACAGATGGCTTATGCAACAGGTAAATTCTCGTATGGCCTGTGCGACTATTGCGGTCAGCGATACGACTACAACGTACTTCGCAAGAACTGGCGAGGCTTTAAGGTATGCCCGGATGATTACGAGCCCAAAGAGCCTCAACTTGAGCCTTTGAAATATAAGGGCGATGCAATTGCCCTTTATGAGCCGCGTCCAGATAGAATCGAGCCTGTATCAGTGTTTGTTGGTGCGCCTGGTTTTACTGCATTTCAAAGCTTTGGAACAGTTAGAAACACCAACGACATGCGTCCATACATTCAAGACCAGGCTTTGATTGCTCAAGGCGTGGTGGGTTCTGTAACGGTGGTGATTTCATGACGTATAGCGAACTTGTAACAAACATACGTAACTACACAGAAGTAGGCGCGAACGTCTTTACTGACGCGGTGATAAACGTGTTTATCACTTTTGCGGAAAACCGTATTTTGCGTGACATTGACTTAGATGTCTTTAAGCTTGAAGTGACAGCTAATTTAACTGCTAACAACAAGTTTTTGTCTGCCCCTAGTGATATCTTGACCCATAGATATCTCATAGTTACATCGGGAACAACTCAAATTTTTTTAGATTTTCGAGATACTTCTTTTATGAAAGAGTATTGGCCTAATGGGGCTACGACGGGTATTCCAAAATACTATTCAGTGTGGGATGAAAACACTTTCTACATTGCGCCCACTCCAAGTTCTGCTTTAGCGGTTGAACTTGGCTATATCTATCGTCCTCCTCAGCTTTCTTCCACGAATACTACAACGTGGATTAGCACAAACGCTCCTGAAGCGTTGTTTTACGCTTGTTTAATCCAGGCGTATAGCTACACTAAGGGGCCGCCTGACATGATGGCTACTTTTGACGCAAGTTACAAGCAGGCTCTTCAAGGGCTCGGTATTGAACAGCAAGGCCGTCGCCGTCGTGATGAATACCGTGATGGCATGGTACGTATTCAACTTAAATCGGAGTCACCAGGACCATGATAGGCAGTCAATCTTCTGTATTGCTAGGTGGAATAAATGTTGCCACTACCAATGGGCGTGGCTGGACTCCTGACGAGTTGGCCGATCGGGCTATTGAGAAGATTCTTTACGTTGGAAGTGAGTCCCATCCGGCGATTCGAGACCAGGCTATTGCTTTTCGCAGTGCTGTGCGCTCCGTAATTAAGACCTATCTTGAAGAAGCGGTAAATCAAGATAGGGCAACTATCGCAATTCGCCTGCATGAAGCAGGGCATTCCAACCTCGTTCATTTGTTAGGAGATTAAAAATGGCATTTTCAGGAAATTTCATGTGCACCAGTTTCAAAGTGGAACTGATGAGAGCTGTGCACAACTTTACAACCAGTACCGGAAACACTTTTAAACTGGCTTTATACGACAACAGTGCCTCTTTTACGGCGGCAACAACAGCGTATACAGCTACTAATGAAGTGGCTGCATCGGGTTCGTATTCTGCGGGTGGTGGTGCGTTGACAAACGTAACCCCAACTTCTACTTCGACCACTGCGTTTACGGATTTTGCTGATTTGTCGTTCACAAGTGCCACGATCACGGCCTATGGAGCGATGATTTATAACGATAGTGCCGCAGGTGACCCTTCAGTGTGTATTTTGGATTTTGGTGGAGCAAAGACCTCCACAGCGGGCACTTTCACCATTATCTTCCCTACCAACGACTCAACAAACGCGATACTTCGTATCGCCTAAGAGGCGTAAGTGGCTGATGTACGGATTGCACTTGGCGGATTTGGTAGTCAAGCCTGGGGAGAGGCCCCGTGGGGCGAGGGTGCGGTCACGCTGTCTGCAACAGGGCAGGTTGGATCGGTTACAACAACGGCAGATGCCAATGTCAGTGTTACCGGAGTGTCTGCAACAGGGCAGGTTGGGTCGGTCAGTGTCGAAGCGGGGGCCGATGTCTCCGTTACTGGGCTACAGGCTACAGGATCGGTCGGTACAGCCACTGTTGTTGGTACAGCTAACGTCAGCCTCACTGGGGTATCTGCCTCAGGCCAAGTTGGATCAGTCACTGTTGAGGCAGGTGCGGATGTATCTCTCACGGGAGTATCCGCTACAGGCTTTGTTGGCGTTGCCACAGCGACGGGAAATGCAAACGTCGAGCCCACCGGAGTACAGGGAACGGGTCAAGTTGGATCAGTCTCTATTAGCACCGCAACAACGGTGGTCCTCACGGGAGTGGAAGCAACAGGCTTTGTCGGAGCAACCACGGTTGCCGCAAATGCTGATGTCTTTGCGACAGGAGTGGAGGCAACTGGCCAGGTTGGA